CATAACTTGAAGAACCAAGAGCAGTATTGTCTGTAGTAAGGTCAGCTACTTCAGATCCTGAGTTATTAACAACAGAAGTTGATGCAGGTGAAACAAATGCCATACAATCTTTTCGTGTTGCAGCTATATTATCTACAATCCAACGACCTGTTGCTGTATCAGAAGCACCACCCAACAACAAAGTAATATCAACAACTTCTGGTGTTTGATACAATGTAAAACCAGCTTGTAACAATGCAGGAGTCATTGTGTTATCATCAACACCAAGTGTCAAAGAACCACCCGGTACTGATTCAGAAGCAGTTGCACTATTAAAAGCTAAAAATGCTCCACCAGCTTTTGCATTACCAGCAGCCTTTTCTGTACCAGTTGTATTGGTAGTAAATTGTGTTACTAATCCAACATATGCATATTTGGATTCGTTACGCATAACATCTACAACATAATTACTTGAACCGTCAATTCTCTTTGCATCAGATGCTTTACTTACGAAAGCATGTTTTTCTAAAACATATCCAGGTGTTCCTGTCCAATGACCATCTTCATCAATAACTATAACGTGCATTTCATCGTTTAGAGTCGGTCTATTAGCTTCAACACCATCCCACCCATTTGCATATGCACAATCATTAGATGTTCCTGGTGCTCTATCAAAGTTTGCAATAAAAGTTGCATTAACTGTAGAATCTGCCCAACCATCAGAATCAATAGCTTGTACTTTCAAACTATTACCTAATGTGCCAGGATACTTTGCAACAAATAATTGATCTGTGAATGTTTGACCATCATAATGGTCTTTGTTTTTTACTAAGACAGCCGTTCCTGCATCACTATCTCCTACGACAGCATTTTTTGCATTTGCTCCTACGTTTCTAACAACCCACAAATTATTGCCATAAGCAAGATAATTTGCAGCTGTCCAAAACCATTTAAATGTGTCTGCGTTTGGTTTACCAAAAATATCTACTAAATCGTTTTCTGTTCCTATTTGTGTTCTTTCCAGAACCGGGCCCCATTGGAATCCACCCGCCATAGCACCAATCGTTGTTGCAACATTTGGTACGACAGTTGTTAAGTCTTGTTCGGAAATATTGATTCCCGGTGATACTTGAAATGCCATTTGATTTCTCCTTTTACATTCTTAATATTGATATAGATTTTACTTATTAAACGTATGTACTGTTTTCCAGAGATCGCCTTCAGCATCTCTTTCATACACATCATTCAATCCATCATCAATAATACCGAAAGGGGTTGTCATATCATCAATAGTATCCATTTTATTTTGATATAATTTTTCCCGAATATTTTGATTGCTTAATTCTTTAAAATATGTTTGATCTACTAACCAACCAAACAAAACTAAAGTTGTAGCCAAATCATCATTTGCTCCTTCTTCAGCAGCAAATGTATCTCCATTGGTTACATATGTTGTTAATTCCGAAATAATATCATAATCTGGAATAAGCAACTTATCCTCTTCAATCAGACTCTTTAGATTTGAACAACCTATTTTTTTAACTTGTTTAGTTGTTCTTACTCCATAAGAGATATCTGCACGATGGCCACTTGATATTTGTTGGCCATGTCTGCCGTACCATGATACTGTAAGTAAGTTTTCATACTCTAAATCATGATGTAAAACATCGGCTACCTGAGCTCCTATGTCATTACTTTCTACTAAAACATAAGCATCATTATACTTCTTTCCTATAGTATTTATAATATTTGGAAAAAGCAGCGGTGCTATGACGTTATTTCTGTATTTAGCTACTATTTTATATGGAACTTCAGTCGTATCAAAGACTGTAAATGTGGAATAATCTAATCCCTGTCCCCTAGCTGTATCAACTGTGATTGTATATGTTTTTCCTTTTTCGGGGTCTACATATACATCTAAATCTTCTTTTGACCATATTGGTGAACTGTATGATAACTCTTGCAACTTCTCATACGATATAAGAGTATTGGAAGAACCTAGAAAATCTGCTTCATACTCTTGACGAAATGCTTCTTCACCAATATCAGAGATAATCTTTCTACGCCATTCTTGATCTCGTTCTGGAATACTAGTCCAATGAATCTTGAATGTCTTAAACTGATTGTTTCCTTCTACAGCATCATTCCAGAACTTATAGAATAAGTTAAAACCATTTGGAGTAGATACCATTATAATCTTGGTATCTTTACCAGATGAAATCGTAGGATATACTGATTTGATAAATGCATCAGCAATCGTTCTCTGTACGAAAGCAAACTCATCCAAGAACAATAATGAAAAACTATAACCACGAATTGCAGATGAAGATGTGGAAGAAGCTATAATCTTAGAACCATTCTCTAGTTCCAAGTTTCCTTTATTCCATTCAACAATACCTTGTTGTAAAAACTTTGGTAGATGTTGATAAGCTGTCTGCAATCTACCAAGTAACTCTCTGGATGTAGATGCCTTATTGGCCAACATACCAACTATCTTTGTCTTGTTAAATAACACATAGTGTAAAATATAACCAAGGCTTGTTACAGATTTACCAGACTGTCTTGCACTTTTTACAATAACATATCTATGTTCATTAAGAGTATTAATTAAATCTTGTTGGTAATCATAAAGATCAAAAGGAACTAATCCTTTATCAACGTGAATTACCTGAACATACTTCTTCAGAAAATATATGATATCATCACGACACTTTACATATTCTTCAACTTCTTTTTTTGTAAATTGTTGAGGAACATTTGTCGGTTTTAATAGTCTATTACCTAAATAAGAATCTTCTGGCATTATTTTTTCTTACCTTGTAATAAGTCTTGAAGTTCTTTTGTACTTCCAATAAACAAAGAATTATTTACAGTCTTAGGATCTTTAACTTCTTTCTCTATTTCTTTTTTTGTTTTCTGCAATTCCAAAAGTTCTTTTGTTGTATCAGCTAAAGTTCTAACCAATTGAGCAGTTACTTCATAGGCTCGTGCTGATTCAGATTCTTTGGCAACTGCAAGCAATTCTTCAAGAGCTTCATTACCTTTCTCTATAAGAGTATGATATTGATCTCTTGAAAAATCATAGTCAGCTGTCAGGTCTGTCGTATTAGTTTCTACTGCTGGTGCTTTTTCTTTTCTTTTTGTTTCAACTGGTATCAAGTCACCTGTAACATCTAATACTTTATTTAATTTTTCAACAGTTGATTTCTTCATATATTTTTTTACCTTGTAATAGCTGCAAATTTAACATCAGTAGATGCTGCAAACATTTCTTCATAAATTTGTTTATCTATATATTCTGTCTGGTTTCCTCCTAATGTAAATGTTCCAATATTTACAGTCGTTCCTGATGTAGCTCCTATTGTCGGGTCTGTAGTATATCCAGTACCAGCATTTGTAACTGTTACAGCTGTAATAACTCCATTTACAACAGTTGCTGTTGCAGTTGCACCAGAACCATTACCACCAGTAATTGTGATTGGAGGTATTCCAAATGGGCGATAACCATAACCACTACCACCAGCCGAAACTCCTATTGCTTCTATAGTTGTACCAGATCGCGTAACAGTAAAAGCAGCTCCTGCACCATCTTTATTTTGTAATGTAACCAAATGGGGAGTCGAAGCATGAGTATTCTGACATCTAACCATTGTGGCTAAACCAAAATTACTTGCATTACCACTCCCATTGGCTGTAACTTCTGTTCCTATAATTTTAATCATTGTTTTACTCCTTAATAATAATCAGTTTGTGTGGTTGTATATCCATAAGCATCATCCGCATCTGCTGATGTCGGATCTGGTTTAATATCAATATTACTAATCCTTGTTGTTGAGTCAGTATCATTGTATTCATTAACATCAACCTCTTTAATAATACCAACATCTTTTGTCGGACCGTAAAGAAATGCTTTAACAGTAAATGTTAGCGTGTGTATAAGAGCTCGTCTTGAAATAAAATCTCCCTCATAACTATCTTCTGTTGACAGTCCATTAAAAATAATTGGTATATCTCTTTTAATCCCCATTGTACTCATCTCATTCATTGTTACTTGATAAGCAGGAGAAAAGTATGGTAAAATCTGTTCCAGTATTTGTGTTCCATCATCTGAATTTTTTACCATTACGCTCAAAGTAAAATCAAAATCATATGGTATAGGTGTATATATAGTTGTTAATTTAGTAGAATCTGTTGCGTGTGGTTTTTTGAATTGTTTGGTTGTTACCAATTTTCTTGTAGAATCATAATTGATCGCAGTAAATTCAAATGACATTCGTGGTAATGTAAGTCCCACCTTCCCTTTACTTATATCAGTTGCTTCTCGTAATCTTACAAGAAACTTTTCCGCAGGGCCGTAAGCTATAGGAACTCTAAACTCCTCTTGTGTATCATTAGAAGAATCAACTCGTCTTACAATAATATCATTAAATACTGTACCAAATAATATAACAATATTTCTTATATTCTTATTATAAAAATAAGTACCAAACATTAAGTGACCTCACCGAATGGATTTGATTCTGAGAAATCAAGAATA